GGTTAAAAGAAGAGATGGTTACAGAGTTTACTAAGATAAAAGAAAGTAAAAATGTCTTACCTTGTACTCAAGAGGAAATGATGGAGTTTTATCAAGACGGTATTGCCATACTACAACACTTTAGAAAATATCGTAATAAATACTTCATGAAACAAAATTGGGAGTTGGTTGGAGTAGAAGTTCCAATTGTCAAAGATGTTCAAGAAGGTGTTGATGTGATGGGGTACTTAGATGTTGTGTTGAGAAATAAAATATCTGGTAGAGTAGTTATCATAGACCTTAAAACTGCTACTCGTGGTTGGACAGATTTTCAAAAGAAAGACTTCAACAAGAAGTCTCAGTTGTTAATTTACAAAAAGTTTTATTCTGAATTGTTTGATGTGTCTTTGGATAAGATTGATGTCTACTTTTTAATACTGAAAAGAAAAATAGCAAAGAATCCTGACTTTCCTATTACACGATTACAGAAGTTTGAACCAGCAAACGGAGTTCCAAGTATCAACAAGACGATGAAAAAATTTGAAGAGTTTAGAACAGGTGTATTCGATGATAGTGGGAACTATTTATTAGAAAGAACTTATGCTGCAAAACCAGGTAAGGTTTGTAAGTTCTGTGAATTTTATGATACGGAGCATTGTGAATGGGGGAAAATCCTTTAAAAGTAGGTATAGTAGGTAGTCGTAAATACGAAAACCGAAAAAAAATCAAAGAATTTATCTTTAAGTTAAAAAACGATAAAGGTAATGACACTATTATCGTAAGTGGTGGATGTCCACAAGGAGCTGATTATTATGCTAAAAAATATGCTCTTGAATTAGGTCTACAATATGAGGAATATCCACCAGCACATAAAGCACACAATCTATACTGTCCACTCCACGAAAGAAACTACGGTAAACCTTATAGTGTGAAGAACTTCTTCGCTCGTAATAAACAGATTGCTATTCATTCGGAGTATGTAATAGCATTTGTACCAAGAGGAGTTGATTCTCCAGGTTCTATGTCAACTATAAATTATGCTAAAAAATTCGGAAAAAATACACTTGTTATTGATTAATCTATATATTTATATATACGAGTTATAACAACAAGGAATAGGTTATGAAAAAAGATACTTTAACAAAGTTGACATCAGTAAAAATACTTAAATCATTATATGAAGATTTTAAATTTAGAACAGTTAATTCGTCAATGAATTTACAAAAGTTAGTCAATCGTTCTATCCATCAATATATTCATGATAATGCTATTAGAGAGCGAGTAGAAAGTTACGATCAACTTCATATAAGTGGGAGTCAGTTCTAATGAGAAAAGATATAATTGAAGCTAGTAAACTTCACTTTAAATCACATATTGAAAAACATAGAATCAATGTGGAAAATCTTTTAGAAAAGGGTGTTGGTGTTGCTGAACATCCTGATATTATGGAAACAATAGAAAAAGAAATAGAGATTATTGCTGAGTATCACGATAAACTTGAAGTTCTAAAACATTATTTTCCACTAAAAAATAGTGGTAGTAAAGAGGTTATAAATGGCTGAAATAAAGTTACCTAAACTAAAAAAAGTTTCTAGTAAACCAAGAAAAAAGAAGAAAAAAATATTGTTAATGTCTGATGATTTGAGAATGCATAGTGGTGTTGCAACTGTGTCTAAAGATATTGTAATGGAAACACTTCATGAATATGATTGGGTACAAATGGGTGGTGCTATCAAACATCCTGAAGCTGGAAAGATTGTTGATATGTCTGAACATCTTCAACAAGATTTTGG